GTTATGGTATAAAGATTTTTTACCTATGTAAGTTACATTTGTTGGAATATAAGTAACCTTGTAAATAAATCCAAATGTTTCTTCGGGAAAATCTTCTATTGAATTAACTTCTTTATTTTCGTATAACCAATTTGACATGAATTTATAAATCTAAATTTATTAATATACTTGTATCTGTAACAGATGATAGGGGAAGAGGTTGGGCAAGTTTAGCTACCGCTAATAAATTATATTCATTATCATATAATCCTACTGTTGTAGCGTAAGGTGTAAAGAAAGAACCTGTTGCAAAATCATATAATACTCCACTATTTGAACTACCTGAGATTTGGGTGGGGTTAGTTGAGAAATTAAATTCATTTTCTCTGATAGTGCATTTATATTGATTTTCTAAGATAGTAAATGATGAAGAAAATGAACAGGTAATATTAGAACCTATTATGAAATTAGTTATAAGATTAGCTACACCATAAATAGCATTCCCATATAAACTAATTCCATACCCACTTGGGGTTGGTGTTCCTTTATTAGTTAAAATAATGATACCATGTTCATATATAATATCTCCTATTTTTAAATTTCCTAATAATATATTTCCCTCACCATCATCTAACAAATTTTGAGTTCCATCAGATAAAATAAATGATCCTGGTTTAATATATTCTCCCCATAAATTAGAGGGGATTGAAAATACACCAATAGTTTCATTTGAGCCAGTAGGGAAATATCTATTAGCTGGGAGAGTATTGGTTAAATAGTTATAATAATTTGGGGTATAAGCAGGTCCTGTTATAGTACCATCTGTATTAAATGAAGCGGTCCCTGCTGGGGATCCATTAGGGGCTTCAAGATAATTTGAGTAATAAAGTTCTTTTATAGAACGATATATTAAAATTTGATCTTGAGTATTGATATATCCGGTTGGATTAGAACCGGATACCCATAAAGATGATGTATTATTTAAACCAATATATCTATCGATTTCAACATTTGAGGATGTAAATTCATTACCTTTGAAGGTAAACGATTTGTTTACCTCAAAGGGAGAGACGATAACGTCAGAAGTTATAAATGATTTGAATACGCTCATTCATTCTTAGAAATCAAGTTTTACTCTAACTAAAGCTTCTTTTGTAAAATCTTTTAATAATGGTCTTGACATTTTAGCTACAGCTAATAAATCATTACTATCATTATACATCCCTACTGTTGTAATATATACTTGAGGAGCATTAATGAAATTATCATAAATTACCTCACCTGTTGATCCTGAAATAAATGATGGATTTTCTGAGTAGTTAAATTCACTATTTCTTGCTCTAACAAATACATAATCTGAAGTTAATGTTTCTTGAGAATTTAAATCAAAAGAAGCACCTAATGAAATAGCATTAAATAAACGTTGGTTGTTTAAACCATCTGAGTTATTTGATCTGCTAGGGGATACTTTAATTGATTGAGATATAGCAAATGGGTTTAATAAAATAGTTCCTAAATCTGGGAATACTAAACCATATGAACCTGAATTAGCAACATATCCACCACCCGTTATTCCAGATCCATTTGAACCTGAAACTAATTGGTATACTCTAGTTGAACCTAAAAATACACTTACTGGGTTATCTAATGAATCGTCTGTTAAATTGATAACACCACCAGATCCAGAAAGTTGTAGATTTAAGGATCCAGGGAATAAAGATTGTTTATATCTTGCTCTTTCCATAGAAAGAACCCAAAAATCAGATCCAGTTATAACATTATTACCTGTTCCAAAAACAAATTGAGAATTTTCATCCTCTAAAATCATTGAACGATATTGTCCATATATTGTTTTAGTATATGAATTTGAAGGTACTATTGGATTATATAATGCACTACCACTACCTAATGAATTAGCATAAGCAATATCAAATTGAACTTGTGCTGTAGATAAACCAGATGCTGTTTGATAAACAGATAAATAATAATCACCTGATGATCCAGCTTCTTGTATAGATGAGGTAAAGAATGTAGTTAATGTTGGATTTCCAGTTGACCAAAGTGTAGAAGTGATTGAATCACTACTTACTACGAAATCTTCAGGATCGAATCTTTTAAATGCCATTAGTTATATTTTAATTAGTTTTATTAATTGTAATTGGAATTGTTAAACGAGCACCACTATCTAAACCTACAACAGTTAATGTAGCTGAAAGTTGAGTGTTTGAGCCAAATAATGTATTTACTGTTGTTGCTCTTAAATTAATTTGTGAACCAATAACTGTAGCTGATACATTTGTACCTAAAGTTGTTGTTGAATTAGCAGATGCTGCGGTATTTGCGGCTGCAGCTGCATCTGTATTAATTCCTACTCCAGTAAATGTACTCATTAAACGAACATCTGAAATTGTAGCTGAGTATCCACTTGTTTCATAAGTTTGGTTATTACCTAAGTAATTCAATGTTTGTGGAGTAATAGCTAATGAAGCTCCTTGTACTAAAGTAACTGCTGAGTATCCTAAATCTAATACAGGTAATTTAGCTGTTCCACGAGGTAGAGTAGCTAATTTATATTTCATGATTTGGGTTTCAATTGGAAACGCTTCTAATAAAGGCATATTTTGAATAGCTTCACCATAAAATGAAGATCCAGATGGATGTGTTGGATTATAAAGTGTATAATCAATTTCATCATCTGCTAAAGCAAATTGTGTAATTCTAAAAGAACCATCATTTTTTGCTAAAAGCTCTCTACCTTTGTTTGTTAAAATTGCGTCGACTGTAACGACTTGGTTATTTAAATATCCCATTTGTGTTTAATTATTGTCGTATTATATGTAATAAATATTGTTAAAGCAAGCCTTTCTGAGTAAGATCTAAAATAAATTCATCTATGCCTTTATCTAGTTCAGGAACTACAAATTCAGGTTTTATAATATATGGACCTACAGAATTAGCAGGTTTAAATCCTTCTATAATTGCTGTAGTAGCATCATCAACATATCTTCTAATTAAAAAATGATCTAAATTAAAGAATGATGAAGAAGCAGATACTGGAAGATTATAGTTGAAGTGAACTTCAATTGAACCTGTTTGAGTTAAACGACCTGATCCACTATCAGCAGGGCCAAATATTTTTCCTACCTGGTAGACAAAATCTTCTCTTCCTTCAAATCTAAATTCATCTCCATATTTAATTGACCATGGTAATTGGATAGAATTAAATCCTGATCCGGCTATATCAACCATTTTTACATCAGGATTACCATAAAATTGGGTTAATTCTGGAACTGAAGAAGTTATAACATTTGGATAACTAGATGTGTTATAATATTGCCATATAGAATTAACTCCTGTAGTTATAGGGGTTGGGGGGATATAAATTGGGGATTGATTTATTGTAAAATTACCCTCTGTAATTTTAAAGTCTCCCTGATAGCTACCAAATGAAGTAAATCCTGATACTCTAATTCTAAAGGTATAAATATCTCCAGGATTAAAATTGGTATTTTGTGTATAAGTAATACCATAAGTATTACCACTAACTGCATTCGAAAATGCTACATTATATATTTCGGTACTATTTTTATATATGTATATTATAACATTATATGAAGTAGAGAAAATAGGGGGTTGAATTAATTCTAATTTTATAGATCCATTAAATGTCAAAGAAACAGCATCCTGTACAGCACCTAAAGGTAATTGATAACCACTTGAATTTAAATATGAGGCACCATAGGTTGCTGAAGATATAACAGGTGTATATAAGGCACCATCAGCAGTAACATTGCCCGTACCTGCTAAAACAAATTGAGCTGAGTAATCAGCAGATGCTGATGTAGCGGGAGGGAGAACATCTGTAAAACTCATTGTAGTATTCCAAGATATAGTTGAGGGTTGACCGTATTGAGTATATAAAATAGGTTCTATACGTGTTCCTCCTCTAATTACTTTTCTCATGGGAGTAATTTGCCCTCCAGCATTTTTAAATTGGATTTCTACATTTTCCCCGGTTTCAAATGTTCCTTTATTATCAGTTAATGAATCAAGACTTGTATCTGGGATTACTATAGTACCATCTGATTTGATTAGATATTTGATCATAAGAGCAGATGCATTCATTCTTTCAGGGGACCATCCCGAAATTCCATCACAATATGCTACAGCATTTTTTAATGATTCAACGGATGGTTTTTTACCATATGTACCAGTATCCCCAGGAGTCCAATAATTTAAATGTTGAGAAGTTGATTTACTACCATCATACCGTGGATTTATAACTCTTTTAGATGAGTAATTAGAATCTTGAACTGCTGCTTTTAAAGCACTTCCACTAATTAAAAGATCAAAATTTGTTGGTGTTGTAATTCCCGTTGAATAATCTACATCTTGATAAAAATCACTTAAACGATCTACAAATATATTATTAATTAAAGGATTATCATCACTATTATAATAATTAGGAGTTGTAACATATGGTTCAAAAATAACAGGATCATTTTCAGCAGCATTAGGTGCTATACTTTGAGTAAAAACTATTTGAAAGTTATTCATGGTAACTGAAGAACCAACAATATTATATAAAAATAAATCTATTGGAGTAGATTGTAGTGGGTATATACTTCCAGTATATGTAAAGATGGTGGGTGTGGTTGTTGCAGTAATATTAGTGGAAGTAATAGTAGTTCCAGTAAAATCTAAATTCAATTGTGCTGTTCCAGACGGAGTAAATGCTGAAAAGCTAGCTGTAAATAATATAGGAATATTAGGTGTATTATTGTATGTAAATTGTCCCGTAGTTTGATTATATATATTTTGAATATCTATACTTGAGGTATATTTTAATATTTGTCCTGATCCTGCATTTAATATTTGATTTGTTGTAATCGATCCTGAAAAATTATAGTCTAAAATATAATTATCTGTGGGATTAGAAGGTAAAGTTTGATATAAATAATAGGTTGGGTATTCAGATATATTAACAATAGAAATATTATCCCATATATTTGAAGTATATTTAATTACTAAGTTAGTAATTTGACCTAATGGGGTGGTATTATCATTATTATTATTATCTAATTTATGTATTTTTACATAAGATGGTGAAATCGCAGAACTTGTTTTTCCAGTAGCATATGGAATTAAAATTAAAATCTGGCCTGCAGATGGGGTTGTTGAAGAATTTAAAAATTGGTTTTGTGCAAAGGGTTGATTAAAATTATTTAAACTATAGCTAATATTACTATAAATTACAGGAATATAATTAAATGATTGGTTATCTAATGGGTATGGAGCATGTAAACTTTGAGTAGTTACAGTTATCATAGATCCACTAAATTCACCATCATAGAATTCATCTTGATTATCATGTAATGTAGTTACAAAACCTAAAGGTGATGGAACTGTTTCATACCAACTTTGTGAAGTATTACTTACATAATTAAATCTTTCAAATGAACCACCTGTTCCACCACTAAAGTTTTCTATAGTACCTTCATTATAATCATTCCATTGTGGAGCTACAGTTCCTGAAACTGAAATGTCTTGGAATACTAAAGGGATATTTTTTATTGAGCCACTAGAGCCATAAGCTATAGTTGAATTAATATCTGCCTCCTTCTTATCATAATTTGAAGTATATTTTTCAAAATATGCATTTCGTAAATTATCTAAAGCAGGATACGATTCAGCAGATGAAGAACGTAAACGAGGATCACCAATATATTCTCCAATATTAAAGAATCCGATTTGATCCATGATATCTTCATTAATCTCATCTTGTGGAGAAAATGCTACCTCAAGCAAATTTGTATTTGCTGTATAACTAGAACTTACATTTGGTTGTTGAGATAATGCTCTTATAGATGATAAAGTATTTCCTGTAGGTAAAGTATTATTTTCTAATCTAATTTTATCAGATATAGCATTTTTAATACCTGCTATAGGTTGATCATAAAAGAAATATTCTTCATTAGATACAAATTTGGGGGTTGATATAAATGAACCACTACTGTTTGTTGAAAAGGAACTTGTTGTCGCCCATGAACCTGTAATTTTAGGATGGATTGAACGAGATCCAGTATATAATTCTCCACCTAAAGATAATCTAAAAGCAAGTTCATTAGGGCTACTATTTAATGAATTTCCTTCAATAGATGAAGGATTCATTATATAATCCTTAAATACACTTTCACTTAATACTGTGTTATAATATCTAACTTCTTGAAGATACATCTCATTACCTTGAGGCATAAATTGAGAAGTTACTCCAGAGGACCATGATGTGCTACTTACAATTATTGAAGATGTAGCATAGAATCCTAATTTGGTACTATTATCTCCTCCTTCATATACATTATTACCTGCATATAATTTAAAATTATTTCCATTACGAGTTGCCATTACTGACCACCATTGTTCATTTGAGAATGGTAAATAAATACTTGCTGATAATGTTGGGTTACTTGTAAAATCAGGAAAGAAATCTAAATGAGTATATTGATAATATGGGTCAACTATTGATCCTGGGTATAATGAGCTGCTTGTAAATCCAGAGCCTGTGTATCGTAATCTAATTCTTGAATTAGTATTAGTTTGCCAAAGACTTACAGGAGAAGATCCACTTATACTAGTTAAACTAGGAGTTTTAAATCTAAATTCTAAAGTTGAAGGAACATTATTTGGAGAGTTCCACAAAGAATTTAAAACCCAATTTGTTGATAAAGTATTACTTCCTGTATTATGGTAAGCATAGTTAAATTCATTTTGCCAATAATCCCAATCATTTGCGTTAACTCTATCTTTACCTCCATATTCATTAATTCTTAATACAGTATCCGGGATACCATATGAGGTGATAAGTGTGCGCAGAGCGGGTAATGTACCTTTTGCCTTCAATAAGTATGGCAGGTTATGATAGATACGTTTGTATAACGACTTATTTACGTCGTCTAACGGTATATAATCATTAGATGCCGATATTAAAGTATCAACATATTCAAATCCACTAGGTGTAGGTAAAGATCCTGTAATGTTTGGGAATGGGAATAAAGCACCATCAGGTGTTAAACCTAAGAATGCAGTATATAAATCCTCATTTGAAAAATTATTTTGATATAATTTAATTCCAAAATCACGTATTGCATCAGCAACTATATCTTTTGAAACACCATTTTCTAAACGGTTATCAGCATTATATTTTTCAGTAACATCTTTGTAATATACCCAAATATTATCATAAAATTGACCTGCCATTTCAACAAATAACGAATATTGGTCATTGGCAGAATCATCTCTTAAATATTCTGGGATGGAATAGTAAAGATTATTTTGGTTTAAATTATCGAAATTTGAAGCAGATGTTAGTATATTTGAATACCAGTTAGTCACTGCAACACTACCTGTTGTAGCTAATAAATAAGGTGGTTCGTTTGTTGTTTTAGGCCAAGCCCAAGATCCACTGGTATAATATAAATAATAATCATATCCATCAAAATTAGTTATAATATTACTTATTTTTGATTCATATATAGCTTTACTACTGCTGATATTTGATGGTGAGTTAGTTGTATTATCTAAAGTAGCTATAGATGAAGAATATTGTTCAATTAAACTTACTTTATAATAAAAATTTTCTAAACGTGTTTGAACAGAGCTAAAATGAATAAAATTATTAAAATCTGTATAGTCTATGTTTATATCTATTTCTTTTTCCTCTAATAAACTTTTTAATTGATCTTGAGAACTTGTTAAAGAAGTTAAAGTTAAAGAAGAATAATCATAAGATATAGTTGAATTATTTACTTGGTCTTTTAAATCTAAATTAAAATTAGGACCTTTTAAAGGAGTAGTATCTAATATTGTAAATACTTCATCTTCAAAAGTAACCTTATAAGCTATAGGTTCTTCAACTAATGTTACAACCCATAATTCAGAATTTATATCAAATTCATCAGGTAAAGCCTCGTATAATTTAATTAATATTGTTGGATCGTTTGGATTTCGATTATCTAATTGGATATTATTTGCAATAGCTAATTGATTATCTCCAAAGTTTAAATAAAAATCTAAAAAGTAAGGACTATCTTCTCGTTGTTGAATCAAATTATTTGTTTGTTCAACTATATCAGCATTAGTTAAAGATGTACTATCTAATCTAATTTCAGTTCTATCTGAGGAGATTTCAGAAATATATAATTGTTGGAGTTCTGAGCCGATTTGTTTGTTAAGGAAATTAAAATAGGTAATATATTCACCTTGGTCAAATCCATAAGATATAAGGGATGCTTCAGGATCAATAATAATTTCAGAAATATCTCCATTATTTCCTGCCGACTGTCCATTGTTTAATACTGTATATTCAGTAAAGTTATATTCAGTAGATAATAGATCTTGGTTATTATCATATACAAAATATTCAATATAACTGCTTGAGGATAGAGATGTTTCAATATCAAATGATGATATTAAATTAGTATCTTGCCCCCCATAATTTTGTGATGAAAAATCTTGAGGGTCTATTTGTATAATTTCTGCTGCCATTATTGTGGGTTAGCTAATGTTGTTCCGGTTTGTAATTCTATAACTTGTCGTTGAGATTCAAGTAAATCTGTTCTCAATTGTGCAATTTCAGCTTGTAATGCCTCTATTTCTTCTTGATTAGCTTCAAAACCAATATATTCACTACTAGTTTTAACTAAATATTCATGCGAATTAGTTGCACCTAATTCAGGAATATCATAGAATAAATCATTATACATAATGAAAAATTCATTAGTAGTGGGTTGAGAGGCAATTTGTTCTTGTATTGTTTGAACTCCCAATTGTTTAAATGAAGTATCTATAACTTTAGAATATTGTCCTTTGTTATATACTTGTTTACTTAATTTTACACTTTCGCTCATCCATTAATTACTTTAAAATAGTAACTATCATCAAATATTATTGTTGAACCGTTAATTATAGTTTTAATTAAAATTTTATAATATCTTTCAGGTTCTAAACCACTCATATAAACTGTAAAATAATTCCCATTTGAATCAGAACTAATTTGAGTATAATTGTCGTCGAAGTTAATAACGTATTCGTTGGTAGCCAAGTCTTTTATTGCATAATATGAAGAAGTTGGCAAATAATTTAAATTGGTATAAATGGATGATGTTTGAAAAGTTCTGGTTGGGTATAAAGGACTTGAATTTATATAAAATCTATTTATACTTTCCGGGAAGAAAACACCTGGATTTTCAGCTAAAGACATTTTAATATTTGAAGTAGTCACTATGCTTCCAGTAGCTGATCCTGTTAAGACTGTTTCATAGTCTCTCCATCTAAATTCTAATGTTGGAGGATATATTGTATTTGTATCAACACTATAATATTTAAATGTTGGTTGAATATCTTCACTGGGATTAAATTCCGATGACCCTGATAATTTAACTATAAAGCCATAATTAGGAATAGAGGAACTATACCATGCTTTAATAACATTAGTTACAGGTAAATTAATATCTTTATTTGCTCGTAAACCAAATGATTCAGTTACTAAAAAACTAGATGTTGTAAACCAATTTCCTCCTCCTTGAGAAGCATATGTTGAATTGTATGAACCTGTAAATGTATATCCACCAACGGTTCCATTCATAGACCAAGTACTTGAACCAGAATATGTGGATGAACCCCATGATGTTCCATCAGATACAACAGGAGAATCTAAGAAATATCCAGTACCATTATTCCAAGTTTGGGCTACAGGTCTTAATTCTAAAGTAGTAGTAGTATTAATACCTTGGGCTTCTGCAATTGAATTTCTTAAATAAATATTAAATGATTTACCGTTGATTTTATTATCAATAATATCTACTATTTCATCGGTATCAAATTGAATAAGGTATCTTGCTACATCCGGAGTTCCTTCAAGTCCAAATGTGTTAGATACTTCTAAGATAGCATCTAACCCTGTATTCATTGTAGGGTAAAGGGAATATATGGTAGCGTCTTGAGTAGGGAATATTTTGTATATAGCCATCTATAATATTTTATTATAAATATGGCGTTACAAAGGAACTACTTTACCTTTTATATCTAAATTAGGGTATTTTACTTCAAAAATGCTAGGATCTAATGATGGATAAATTACTTGATTTTGTGTTGCACCTACTATATCATATGCATATTGAGAATATCCTGATGTAGTTCCTGCTTTATTAGAAATACTGACTGATTTAACAGATTGGACTCCTTTAATTTTATCCAGCATGATATATAAATCTCGCATCATAATTGGTTGATTTAATTGCCAATTATTTATATTAAAATATGTTTGAAATGCAGTTATACACGCAAGTAAAACCTCATTATTATTATATTCGGGTAATACTATGATTTCAAAATCTACACCAATATTAATGATATAAGCATCTCTAATTTCAATATTATCACCAATCATTCTATATTGGGATAAGTATGTTCTTAAATTATTTTTTAAAGTGTCATTAGCATAATCTAATTGACCTAATGAATTTAAAGATAAAACATATAAATTTAATGTCTCAATTGTTGAAACTTGATTATCTGTTAATTTAGGTTGTTCAATAAATGCTTTAGATACTACTCCATAATCAGAAGGCATACTTAAAGCTCTAATTAAATAATCATCCGCGGTAACTGATCGTTTTTGGGATGCAACTAATGCTAAAGTATTTTGTCTAATTTCCTCTAATGTATCTCCTCCTCTACCTCCAGAGGCAGCATCTGTATTATTTGATGCTAAAGAAGCAAATACATAATTTGCTGTAGTTGAGCTAAGGTTAATATTATTAAATCTACAATTTGTTGTATTTAAATTAACTAATGTATTAGCAGGAATATTAGATGAAACACCTCCACCGGTTAAATATCTTACTGTTAATGTAGTATTAGAAGGTGAAATACCATATGTATTTGTAAATAAAAAGTTAACTGGGGAATATGCTGTGGTTAATTTATCTTTTTCAAATGGTAAACCAATACCTACATTATTTGGGTTTGGAGTTATTTCTTCAGTAACTGTTGTTGGTGTTCCAGCTCCAAATTGTAATTGGAGATTACTTAAAGATGTAAATCTAGTTGCAAATCTACGAGCTACTTTTTTAAGTTTTAATAAATATGGAGTATCACCATTTTGGTTAGGATCATTTATATTAGTATTTTTAATAGTATCTAATACCATTTCTTGTCCTAAATGATCTACTTCATACCATACATTTCCATCAGAATCAGTAACATCTAATACTTTAATAATATTTTCATTATTAATATTAACAGTTTGATATTGTTGAGGAGCACCAAAATTAAAGGTGGATGTTGAAATATTAGCAGATATAGCTTTTCTACTTTTTCTTAATAAAAAATATTGTGGAGTATTTCCGGAAATTTGATATATGGTTACTTCTGTTGGGTCTTGGGAACTTGAAACAGAAAAATCGATTTTATCTTGGATAATAAAAGAGTTTCCATTTTGGGATGTTACTGTAGTATTTTCTCCAATCGTTATAGCATAACTATAATCAGGTAAATAATCTCCACCAACATTAATTGAAGGTAATTGTTGATAAAAATCAACTATAGTTTGAGCTACACCGGTGGTTTTTGGTTTATATCCAAACATATATGCTAAATCAAAAACATTATTTGTTTGTTGAGCATATTGGATAAAGGTTTCTTGAAATTGATTATCTAAATAAAATGACAAAACATCTCCAACATAAGAGGCTTGTTCCATAAACATCATTCCCGGAGAAGTTTCGGAAAAATCATTATATGTGTTTGGAAAATATGTTCTAGCATATTCTATTAAACGTGATCTAAAATCAGTAAAATCACGATTAATATATTTTATATCTCTATTTGTTGTAGCCATTTTTTAAAATTGGAATGTTATATTGTCGTTAATATTTGAATTAGCAACAGAATATTTTAATTGAACAATAATAGAACTTTCATCATCATTTTTTAATACATCTAAAGAATTTACTATTACTGTAGGGAATACATTTTCTAATTTAAAACTTATATTTTCTTTTAACCCATCCAAAGTACCTTCTGAAATTTGTTCAAAAATAAATGATCTTAATCCACCACCAAATGTTGGGTTTAATGGTCTTTCTCCTGGGTTGGTGAGGAAATAATTAATTAGGTTATTTTTAATAGCTTGAGCTGTTAAATAATTTGGAGTAAAAACTCCAGGCCCACTAAAAGGTAAATTTACCCCAACGGCAACGTTAGGATTTAAATCAAGTGTATTTATCTGTTGTGGGTTAAATGCCATTATTTAGTATTTAATAAATTCATAATTTGATCCATTCCTACTTCACCTGTTCCTAAATTTCCATTTACTGTATCCATAGATTGAGGTCTAAATGGTTGTGTTATA